AGCAGAGGCTGTGATAAGCAAAACTATTCCAGCTATGGTCAACATCATCTCTTGTCTTTCCTGTGCCTCACGCCTCATCCTAGCCTCTAGTTCACGCTTTTCCTGCAAAACTTCCTTACGTATGCGTAGAAGTTGATCCCATTTGCTCTTACCCAAGTTATTACAAATCCATTCTCGAAGCTCTTCTTCAGCTTGAGCAGCTTCCTGTTCTTTAGCCCATCTATCTAACGCAACAGAGTTTACGCTTGAGCCACGCTTTTCTTGTAGTTTCTTTTTAGCTTGATCTGTTTGATCAAAAAACTGTCCAATCTCTTTACTAAGAGAAGCAATTGTCTTGCCAGCAGCTAATCCTGATTTGATTCCTGCAAGAATCGTAAATACTTCCATATCTACATTCCATCGCGTCTGGTAAACTCAACAGTTTTTTCTAGTATAGCAACACGAGCTTGCAGTTTTATTAACTCAGTCATAACACCAGCCAAGCTATCAACATCATCCCAAAGATCATCAATATTATTTTTATTTTGATCAATATCTCTAATCATATTTATCTTATCAGTAGTATTACTCTTGGCATCTAATACAGAAACAGTCTCTTCAAGGTTACTAATGATAGAGGCTTGTTCACTAGCATACCAAACAAAACCACCCAAAGATGAACACACCACGCCTATTACAGCTATGTTTACTTTGGGTAGCTCCATCAATCAGGCCAATCTGCTATGGGTGGGTTGCCTGTTGGATTGCCATCGCTATCTACTGGTGTGTCAAACAAAGCTAAGAAAGCAGCATGATTAGATGCATTTGTTATTGATGCTTCAATTGTGTTTGAAGCAGTGCGTATAGCTGCTCGATCTGTAGCAACCTGACTTGGCAATGAATAGTCAGAAACCTCAGATGCCTTGACCACCATCCAATCGGTAGGCTGTAGCAATCCATTAGCCTGATCTTTGATAATAGCTTTCCATGTAGATTTGAGGCCAAGTGTTACTAGCTGATTTCCATCTATATCGAGTACAGCATTCCCATCTTCATCGACTTCATTAACATCATCCAGAGCTTTGGGTGTATCAGCATCCCAATAAAAACGATTATCATATGGGGCTGGGTCAGCCTCCCATGTCAAACCCTTTGCTGCTTTTTCATCATCCGACCAGTTGTTCCAGTTGTATGGGTGCTTGATGCCATTATTGTCAGTCCAAGATCGACCAACTTTGATAACTCGTCCACTATATTTCCAAGGCATTGATCTCTCCTATCGTGCGTTACTGTATTTGAATGGTTGTTCGGCGAAAGCCATGTAGATAAAAGTATTACCAGAACCATTTATTGCGGCTGATGAATTTCTATGTTTAAAACCATTTGAACAAATATCTATCATGTCTGCTGTGCCTTCTGCGCTTTGAAGGTTTGGATAAAGAGGATCATTGTCTACGTTATAACCCTCTCTCTTATTATCAAACATCCACCAGTGTTGAACGGCTCCTGTTGCTGCTTTACAAATAATAAACGCTGGTCTAAACCCAGTGTACACAAACGGCCCATTTGACGATCCGTTTCCTACGTAGCTGCCGAACTTGCTGTAGCCTTCGACACCGTGAAAGCAGTAAGCTATTCTAGTTCCTGTTCCGTTAGGACCAAATTTTCCTGCACCAAAAGTATCTGCATCTGGATTAGATGTACCCCATACTTTATTTGTTGCGCTTGATCTGTCACCTTGAGCAGCCGTACTATTTAAAAGTAAGTAATAATGGTATGGGTCTGTACCACCGTTTAAATCTTTGTGATAAACCCACCAATTTGACGTACTGTCTCGCCTTTTTGCAATAATCATTTCAGGGGCAGAACTTAACCCATGTGCAATTCTTCCATTGTTGTTGGTATTATCACCAGTGTAAGAAACAATGCTAAACCCAGCCTCAGTATTTACACTACCTGTTGAGTCTATTGTTGCTCCATTTGTTCCCGAAGAATTACTAAACGATGTGCCAGCTTTCCAGTTCCATGCAACGTAAGTACGACCAGAAACGTTCCATTGATTGTTTGCGGCACTATGGCTAACAGTGAAACCATCAGTATCAAAGCTATTTAAACCAACTCCACTGTAATCAATCTCGGCAGATGTACCGCTAGGAAAAACAGTAAGTCCAGCACCACGCACAGAGTCTACTAATTTTTGAGCCTCACCAGAAGTGTTTCTTGATTTAACCCAGCTCCAATCAGGTTGAAAGCCAACGCCTGTTATACTTTGGCTAGATCCATTCCCACTATACAACACAGTATTAAAATAATCTTCTGGGTTCTCACCAGCATTAGGATCAATAGCTGGATCGGGCAAGTTAGCATTGCAAAGAGCTAAAAATCCTGACGGAGGTGCATAGAAGAAGTCACCCTTGCCGTTACCATCTGCATTACCTTGAGGTACTTTGGTTGCATTGAAGGAGCTGTCTTGTCCGAAGTTTGCAAGACCAACCCAAGCATATAATCCAGTTCCTAAATGTAAAGTGTATGTTCCAGTTAAGCTAGAAAAAGCAGTTCCTTGTGAAACACCATTTTTATAGAATGTCAAAGTTCCTGCATCTAAATCTAATGCAACTCCTATAATATCCCCTGTTGTAAATGTGGCACCATAAGAACCCTGATTTCCAGAGTTATATTTATTACCAGTATTAGAATAATAAGCATAAATTGATGGATGAGTAAAATTATGGGTTTCATGGCCTGATACTGTAATATCTTTTACACCAACCATAGCTGTGCTAAATGATGTAAATGATTTTATGTATACTTCCCAATACCACTTTCCACTCGAAACCGCAAAAGTTGCCTCACATTTAGCAGCAGATGTACCACTTACAGTTGTCTGTAAATTCCCCTCTGAAAATGTCATGTTTGTGGTGTTGCCTACGTTATTTAAAACAGCAAACCCATCAGTCGGAGTGTCAGGCATAACATCGCTATGCTGTAAAGCATTAGGCGTCCAGTGGTTGCCATTGCCAGATGCGTCTGAAGTAAACAGTGCATCCCTTGTGTCTGCTATGGCTAGGTAGATGTATGTTCCGCTTGATGCATTGAAAGATGAATTAGTATTTTTTAACTGAAATCCATCAGAATTAAAATCTACCTCATAACTTGAGCTTGATGCTTCTGCATAATTAAGTCTTGCAAACAAAGCTAAATCATTTGGATTTGAAGGATGCCTTGTGTTATCCATTAAAATCCATTCACCAGTGCTATCTGTTCTTTTTATTAATAAAAATGCTGGCCTAAATCCTAGCGTAACTGTCGGCCCTGTTGCAGATCCGTTACCAGTATAAGTTCCTATCTTCTGATAGCCTGACACATCTGCAAAGCAGTAGGCGACATAATCGTCTGCACTAGCGTTTGTTATATTTGCAGTTCCAACACTAAACAATGAGTTGGTTGGTGCTGTGTCGTTCCACGGGGCTGAAGAAGTTCCTGCTGCATTTGTCAAGTTTAAGTATAAAAATTTAGTTGCCCCAATATCTGAATGAAATACAGCCCAGCTTTCTGCGCTGTCACGGTTTTTGACAATAATCATCTTAGGTGCTGCACCTAATCCATGACCAACAGTAGCATTTGATCCAGTGCCAGTATAACTTACAACACTAAATCCATAGTCCTGATTAGCTTTGACAGTAGAAATTATTGAGCCTTCTAAATGACTTGATCCCTGAGTTGAGTTTGTATTTATCTGACCGCCCATGCCACTATGGATTGAACAATAATAATAAAGTGTAGGCGCACCAGAGGCGACAGTGATTTTAACTTGTGTAGAGCTTACATAAGTAACACCAGTGGTATACTCAGTACCACCGCCATGCGTACCATTCGATGTTGTAGAAAATCTAAGTGGATGAGCAGATGGATAGTTAAATGTATAGGTAGCACCCTCAGTAAGATTAAGAGCTATCGAACTTGTTCCATGTCCATCAAATCTGTATTTGTTACCACTGTCCGAAACAACGGTAACGGTATATGTTTTATCGTTTGTGCCACCACCCCAACACCATGCAACATTTGTTGCGGACGCTTGATTAAAACGGTTGTTTACACCAAGAGAAAACCCATCACTGTCAAAAGATGTTGTGTAGTTTGTGACAGTTGCTTCTGTGTCAGTTGTATTGCTTTCCAAAAACTTTGTTACACCACGTACAGAATCAACAAGCCCATGATCATAAGTCTGACTTCTTGATTTTAGCCAAATCAAATCAGGCTTAAACCCAACACCCCCTACGCTTTGAGTTGCACCATTACCAGTATAAGTAACTGTATTAAAACCATTAGCTGATGTTGTTTCTGTAAACGGCAAACGAAAACCATTGGTGCCGTAGGTCAAACCTGTTGGATCTTTGGGTATCCAGATACCTTCTTTGGTTTCTCCAAAGCTGGTAGGATCTAAAGCAGTGCCATCAATGAAGTTTACTTCAGCTAAGTATCCGTCAAAATAATCGTTTGAACTTGCACCTTCCCTCCCAAGAGCGTGCAAAACTGTATTATTTATCTGACCTTCATAGTTTTGACTTGGGTAAGTTGAGGTTGAAAAACTTGTTATTTGTTCCCCATTAACATAAATTTTAAGTCTGTCAGATGAAGTTGATTGAGAAGTATCAGCAACAATTACAATATGATACCACGAAGATGTATCTCTTAAAACGGCATTGGTTGTTAAGCGAAAATTTATATCATCATCTAAAAAATCTATTTTATCAGAAGATAAACGAATTATAGTTCTTTGACTTGATGATTGCCTTACACTAAATAAATTTTGATTTGAACTTAAATTCCCACGCTTAACCCAAGCACTCCAAGTCCAAGTCTTTCTATTGCCAGCACTTGCTGGTGTTCTGCTTAGATAAGAACTATCACCGTCCTCAAACTTCAGAGAGTTGTTTATCTCATAGGGATAAAAACTTTCTGATGGTGGTTTGTACATCCAATGCTGTGAACCAAATGGACCTGACATTATTTATCCTTATGCAAAAGCTAACTGTGGTGCGCCTAATAAAATACGAGCATCAGCCATAGTAACATACGGCACTATATCCGTTGCGCTGGCCGCTGAAGATAATGCTAAAGAACCACCACCTCCTGAAACTTCATAATCTGTATCTAAACTTACTGTGTGACCTCCTGTGCTATCTTGTATAAACACTATAAAACCAGACTGCCCCACAATCTCAGTTGTTGGATTGTCCAAAGTAAGAGCGCCAGTCAGTGTTAAAATAAAATTCTGATTGGCACTAAAGTCTAACGTCAGATTGCCAGTAGCAGTCTCATTTACTTGTGTAGCAGCAACAGCTGTAGTTGCTGTCAAAGTAGTAAAGTTAGCAGCAATAGCAGCAGCTGGTGGAGATGCGCCTATATATCTAAATGACATTAAGTCCTCTCCATTATGCTGAGAATAGCATCAGCACTAACTGGCGCACTACTTACAAGTGTAACCGTATCTGTTGCTACAAGATTAACTCTACTGCCATTCAATACATCTAATGCTGAAGCAGCTGGTATAGAAACATCTTTGGCTAATGTTGCCCCAGCTGCCGTAAGCGTTACAGTGATTGCGCTCGATGTAAGGTTAGCAACATGACAACCCATAATAACTGTAGTTGTGCTAGAGGCTACTGTGTACATCGTTACCGATGTCATACCTACATTTGTATTAACGTGTCTGGTAAATGTGTTAGCCATTATCTAACTCCTTACACATCGTCTATCAAAGCAGCCACAACACAATTTACTGTTGATGTAGATGAGATAGCGTGAATTTCAGCTACCGTTGTATTTGGCAACTCAAGTGCTACTGAATTACCAGCAGATACTTTAATGCCATCACTAACGCTTGTTGACGCTGTGCCAGCATCAATAACAAAGTGAATATCATTTGCGGTATCTGTGTTTTTGATAAACAAAAACTTTACCTTATCGCCAGTAGCTACAGCTGTTGGAGCAGTATCGTCATCTACCGCTGTATAATCTGTGAAATAACCAGCAATCAAATCTGTTGATGAGTTTGATACGCTAGTTAGTTTGTAATACCACTTGTCATTAGCATCCGCTGGACTGACAGTGATTGTACCAGAGATAGCTTTCGCAATCTCATCAGGTAAGACCGTAGCGGTCATTGTTACTGAAGCATCATTTGCCATATTTTTCTCCTATGTTAAGGCCAAAGCTAAAACTTCAGCTTCCTCAGTAGTTCCTAAATTTGTTCGAGCAGCTGCCGCAGTAGTTGCAGCAGTACCACCGCTTGTTATCGCAACAGGCAATGTTATTGCGCCAAGACTTCCAAGTGTTTTTACTTCAGCATCACCAGTAATATCATTAAAAGATAATACTGCACCTAATCTATTTGCACGTTCTGGAAGTTTTAAATTAGCTTCAAAATCATAATCAGTAAGTTGTAATGATCTATCTACTTTGTCTTTTAAATCAGCAGTAATTGCTATTAATCTATCAAGCTCTGTATTCAAAGACGCAATATTAAATGGGCCAGATGATGGAAAGTCAGTTGTTCGATCTAAATCAATAGCGCGTGTAATAACAACAGTAGATCCACCAGTAGCACCAGTTACAGATATAGTTACCGTACCAGTAGATCCATCACCACCAGATACAGTATAGTCAGTAGTTAAAGTTTTTAATGTTCCATCTACATAAACATTAAGATCATCGTTATCAAAAAACTCAAATGGTACAGTAAAAGATGTTTGTGTTACACCCTGACCTACTGAGTATGATACCCTTGGATCATTATCTGACAAATTAATAGTCATAGCTTACCTCTTTTTTATCGAAATAGCAGTGAAGATAAAAAGTGACAACGCACAAATTATTCAAAACCTTCAGCAAAGTTTTCTAGTGTGTTGCTTATATCTTTAACATGTTCTTTTACTAAAAAGTTTCCAATCAATGGTATCTGTCTTACAGATTGATCAACAAACTCAGAGTAATCACCTCGAACAAAGTCTTTAGCACCTTTAATAAAACCATATGTGTAATCTGCTGGCGCACCAAAAATAGAAACTATACCACCAAGAGCATCAGGATCTTCTTTAAACTTAGGTTCAAACGGTGTTGGATTTGCAATATCAAACGCCATGCCCATTTCTAAAGATCTATAAGTCAAATCACTATAAAGAGCAGCAATACCTGAATAATCAAAAGATCGAAGAAACTTATCTTCTAAGTCCATATCTTCTAATGCCCAGTTTGGTGTTCTCATTTTCATAACTTGATAACCTAAGAACATAGCAATCAAAAAATGTATTGCTGGGTTTCTTACCGTACCTTGTGCATAGTTAGTTGTTATTTTGTTAAACGCACCAAACGTGTAGGTGTAAAACGTAAATGGTAAAGCTAAGAATGGTGACTCAATCTCAGCATAACCCTTTATTCTTTTTGACTCAGGCAAGCCCATCATATCAGCCAAATGCATAGGCATGTAAGTCTTACCGCTCATAACATATGGTTTGTCAGAAGCAGTACCCATAATAATTCTATTCATAACACCAGATCGAAGCGCACTTCTAAAAGCATCAACAGCATCTGCATCTGTCCACATCTCACTATTTGCAAGAATAAAACCATTCTTAGTTTTTTCAAAAGGAGACTTAGCTATCTTAGCAGCTAAATCTTTATCTATATTATATCTTGCTAAAAATACTTTTTCCCAATCAGAAGCTTGATTGTTAGTAAATCGAATAGCTGCTTCAATAATTGTATGCGCTCTAAAAGTGCTTTCTAAAGTTTTTGCAACTAAAGTAACCTGAGATAATAAATTAAATTGATAAAATGCATTATTAATTTTATCAGTTAAACCACTACGAAATGGATCGTTAGATAAAGACTCAAGCCATTTCATAGAATAAGTACCGCCAATAACCTCAAAACCATCACCAGCTTGCTGAAGTTCTTTTCTGGTAAGCTTCAAACTATTCTCATCGAGCAAAGCCATAATGCCTTTACCAATAGTTCTTATGTCATTGTCTAAAAATATATTAGCAAAGTCTGTTAATGCAGCTTGACCAGCCCCACCAAGAAATGTCCATTGTGTAGCTGATTGTAAACCTTGAGCAATCTTAGTATCTAACTTATCTGGTTTAAGTGTTAACCTACCAACTATTCTTTCATAAGACCCATAAAATTCTTTTGCTATTCTATTTATTTCTTTTTCAGACATTTTAGCCTTTTGCATTTTGGATCGTACATCTGAAACCAAATCATCAATAGTTGCTGGTGCATCATCAATAGTTCTAAATTGATTTGCAAAAGCGTATTTAGGTGCAACTTTACTATTATAAGCAATAAGAACTTGTTTTAAATCAGTAATCATAAACTCTTCTAATGCAGAGTTTGGTATGTTTAGCTTTCTATGCATTAAATGTTTAGAACGACCAACTCCAAAAAATGCATAGTCTTCATTAAAGCCATCATCATCTACCATATCTAAGATTTCATCAGTAGTTCGATTAGCACGTTTGCGTAAAGAAGCATCATCAGTAGCTTGCGTTATAATTTCAAAACGTTGTGTAGCTGGATTGTAAGCTTCAATGTTTGGATTTTTCTTAAACTCTTCTACAAGTTTTGCTACAAACTTTTCTCTGTTTTGCTCTATATATCTTCTATTAAAATACCTTGGAAAAAATGGTTCTCGCAAACCTTTATCTATATCAATACCTTCTAGATACTCGTATATATTAGTAAGACGGTTTTTCATCTCATCAATATGTTTAGAAATGTTGCCTAAAGCTCTTTTTTGTTTTGGCAATAACGATAAATCATCAAGGTATTGAGAAAAATTATTTAAATTAGTTCTGTAAGAAGCCTCAAGCGCAGAAGATAAATTAGATCTTTCTGTTTTAAGACTTTTTACAAGTGCTGTTTGTTTTTTTGACAATCCTATTTTGCGACCAGTTTTAGCTGACGTTTCTATTTCATCTATTTTAGTAGAAAGATCTGTAACTCTTTGTTCTAAAAAATTTCTATTTGTTTTTAAAATATCTTGAGCAACATTAGTTATAGATGTAGTCCTATTCATTATATCTAATTGCCTTGTAACTAAATAAGACCTTTGGTTTAAAAGACCCACTCTATTTAAAGATCTATCCCACTCATCAAAATATTCTCTTACAACTTTTAATGCTCTTACATCAGCAGCAGTATCAGGCGTTTTATTATTAATATACATGTGAACAATATTCTTACCCCAGTCCTCGAAGGTAAGATTTTCTTTGCCAAAATAACCACGTATCTTTTCAATGCTGTTTTGTATTGGCATATCAAGTGGAGCAGCCCCACCTCTAGGATTTACCTCTGACCATATCTCGTGAAGTTGATTGTAAGTACCGCCCCATTTGCCAGCCAACTCACCAGCTTCTTGTGCTACAGACTTACCAAAACCTTTGCCTTGTTGGTTTAATTTAAAAGTAACACCAGCATCGTTTATTAATCGCATAAACATAAGCTTTACTTCATCTGGTGCATTAGAGTTCATTACAGATTTTACTGGGGTAGGTAATGCTTTGTAAAAAATAGTATCTGTAAACCACTTACCAGCAAAATCTAAATCACCATCAGAAACTTCTGGCAATGGCTCAGTAATTATTTCAGTTGGCTCATCTGTATCTACTATTGGTTTAGTAGGAGATGCATCTACAGCTTGTCTTACTTGCCTTGCATGATCTGATGCATTTCTTAAAGCATTTTTCTTTATTCCATCAAGAACAGCACCACCACCAAAACCAATAAAACTAGCCATGCCTTGAGCAAACACTTGATTCTGAGCAGCTTCAAGCAAAGCTTCTTGAGCATCCCTGCCCTCAGACAAAGCATTTGCTAAATCTAATGAATTAGGAACGCCTACAAAAAATGCAGCATCAGCATTAGCTATTTTCAAACCACGTTTTTTATAAGACTGATTTGCTAAATACTCTAAACTATTTAAACCTAAAACCTCTCGACCTTTATTCTTACCAAAAACAAGACCACCACCCCTAATAGCTTTAGCCATAATACCAAATGAAGTAAGCTCTGCTGCAAGTATTGGGTCAGCTACAATATTTTGAACAGCACCACCACGCTCAAGAATCTCTTGAGCAATCTCACTTTTACTAGCATTTATATAAGCACGTTCAGCTTCCTCTATATTTAAACCACTAGCTCGAATACGTTCAGCAACAAAACCATAAGCTGGTATTCCTAAAGACTCTATGTAGCTTTCAACATTAAAGTCTCTATCAAGATTAAGTCCCCTTGCTTCAGCAATAGTATCACTAACAGCATTGTTAAAATAAGTAATACTATTTGCCCACCAAGTATCTCCATAGGTAGGCGCATTTGGAACAATCTTTTTTTGATCTTCGTGATTAGATGGCTTAAACTCGTGGTACTTAAAATCAATCGGCACGACTTGCTCCAACTAAAATATTAGCATCTTCTTTAGTCATAAATTTTTCTTTAACTAATAAATCAAGTATATCTTTATTTTCTTGCTGCTTTAATAAAGTAGGATCTAATGCAAACTTATAAGCCATAAATGCTCTAGCACCTTCTTCTGTGCCACCAGTAGGATCACCAAACAAATCATCCTTTGTTGGGAAACCAATAGCTTTTGCTGCAAAATTACCTAATGTAAATTCATTATCACTCTTTAAGCTATCTTGCATAATTGCACGATACCTTGTGTAATATGTTTCTGTTAGCCTTGAAATGTCAGCTTTAGGATAAGGAATGTAATCTAAAAGGTTAACAACCATTGTCATTGTTTGAGACACAGTTTCACCATCTTGTTGTATTTCCTCAGTGTACATAAAAGGTTCAAACCTACCATTTTTAGGCATCATAACCATTGCCATATTGTCAGTATTAGGAATCATTTTAAGTTTCCAATTTACATCTAAAACAATTGGAGCTTCGCCTTCTAACTCAAGTTCAAGCATTGATTTTATTGTGCTTGGCTTTGATTTTGTAAGTCTAATTTTTTGAATTGGATCAAGTAAATTTAATATATCTTTTTCAATACCATCATCCATTCTTCGTATTTCTTGTTTGTTAAACCTCAAACTTCTTGCTTGAGAAACAGAACCACTTAGAGTTGGGCCTAGCATTCTTTCATCTTTACCATAAGAAGATTCAACAAACTTATTTAACTTAGCAACCAGCATATCTTCACTTCGTATGCTAGGAAGAAGTGCATAAGATACATTTGTTAAAAGCCTTTGTGTTTTAACATCTGCTTCAGCAAAGTTATCTCTTAAAAACTTATTAACATCTTTTCCAATTACATTGTTAAAAGATTGTGGCAATGAAACTCCATCCATCTGTGAAGCTTCACCAGCCATTCGAACAAGAGAAAGCCCAAAAGAACTTGAGCCACCAGCATTAGCTAATGTGTCAAAGTCAACAAATGCTGCACCCAAAATTGCTTTAGCATTATCGTTAACTTGATATGGCATTTGTTTATTATTTAAAAGATTATAACCAATGCCAACTGCACCACCTTGAGTTAACTTAGAATAAATATGAAAAAGGTTTTCTTGTCCTTCGGTTGTTTGAGGTGGATTGGTTGCACTCATTTCTAAGAAATCAACAATCTCTTTAGGAATAACACCTGAGTTTAATATTCCATCTACTTGTTTCATATATTCGGTAGGTGTTAAAACACCACCTCTCATAGCATAAAAAGCACCTTTTTTAGTTGAAAAGTATTGAACAGGATTGCTGCTACCATCACCCAACAATGGATTTAAAATGTTACTAGAAACAGCATCAATGTCTTCAGGATCAGCAACTGACCCAAGTGTTAAACCTCTGTCAATTTTTCTTGCTAAAGTTTCAGCTTTATCAAATTCTTTTCTTAAAGCTGTAGAAAATTTTTTAAAATCTTCAACAAAAGGATCAATATTGATATCATAATCCTTCATTCTGCCTAGTATTTCTAAGACAGCAGCTTCAGGCTTACCTTCAAATTTTTTAAGAAACTCTGTTTCTTTACCACTTTGTAATGCTTCTTCTATATCTAATAACTGTTCTTCAGAAAAACCTCTGCCATTTGTTTCTTTAGAAATAGCAGCAAATAAAATTGGCTCTATCTTATTTGCTATTGATTTATTTAATTTAGCTAGTTTATCTTCTTTTGTTTGAGAAGGAAGTTTACTAAAAGCATCTAAAGCTTTGTCTGTACGTTTTGTTAATTCTTCATGATCACCAGAATAATTGTAATCAATTAAATCAAGAAGAGCTTCTGCATAATTATCTTCTATTTGTTCTCTTTGAGTAGTTTGTTTATGAGCAATACTTTCTTTTAAAAGAGCTTGAAGAGGATTTTTAAGAGTATTTATTGTTGATGAATCAAGATCTACAGTTTTAGAAGCAAGATCTACTTTTTCTAATAATTTTTTAGCTTCAACAATTATTTCAGGATCATTTTTATTTAAAATAAAACGAGTTTCTAAACTATTTATTTCACTTGTAAGAGCTTTAGTTGTTGCATCTTTATTTTCTTTTTTAACAAATTCACTCTTTTCATAATCAAGATTTTTTGCTTGCTCTTTTAATTCATTATATTTTTTCCATTGATCATTGGTAAAATATTCAGGTTGAGCAACTTCATCAAACTGTCTTAAAACATCAGCTGCGCCATCAAAATCTTTTTTCTTTAGTAATGCTTTAAATCTTTCTTCAAATTTACCAAACGCAGATGAGTTAGCTATTTTACCTGCTGTTTTTTGTTTTGCTATGACTAAGTCATTTGCTTCTTTATTAGCTTTAGCAATAGCTTTTTCTTGAGCAAGAATAGCTGCTTCTTTATCACTAATTCTAGTATTGTTTGCTTCTTCTACTTCTATCCGATTGTTATTATAATCTTTCAAAGTTTCAAAAATACTGTTTCTAACTTCTAATGGTATTTTAGATTTATGTATTCTTTGAATAGCACTTGTAAGATCTCCCAAAGATTCTCTATATACTTTTTTTTCACTTTCCTCTAATGCAGCTGGAATATAATCATCTAAGTTTGGAACAGTATTTGAAGCAAGGGCTAAACCTATTTGATCAACCAATTGTTTGTCATAAATAGATTTAGGAATTTCTTCTATAATACCTTGCAAAGCTTTTCTTATATAATCTTCAGCAGTATCTTTTTCACCTCCATTTAATGCAGGGTTTTCAGAGAGACGCTTATTAACTGCATTATAATTTCTAACAGCAATATTTAATTTTACTGTATTATCTTTAGTTGATGACATATCTTCGCTTGTAGTAGAATTAAGATTTCTTAATTCTGTATTTGATTCATCATTAAATTCTTGTTCAGATGCTTCAGAAATCTTTTGATAAGATTCAATACTTCCAGAATACATTGAAGATAAAAGATTAGGTTCAAGAGTTTCAAACTCACCAACAATTTGCAAAACCTTATTTCTTACATCATCATTTTCAATAAGGGTTGCAAAATTTATATTTTCAAGAGAAGCAGCTATAGCTTCTTTCTCACTATCTTTCATATCTTTTGTTTCATTAGAAAGATTAGAAACAGCATAAGAAGCTGATACTTTTAATCTTCGATCTCTATTTTTTCTGTGTTGAGTATGATCGTTTGTAACTTGAAGAGCTCTGCTTTCAGCATCAACAACCTTTTGAAGATCTTCTGCATATTTATCATTACCATCTGGGCCATAATAAATACCAGATCTTAGATTTGCAGTAAGCTCTTCAACTTCATTTATATAATTTAATTGAGCATCTAATTTTACCTGCTCAACTCTAGCTTTTTCTTGAGCAATTTGTAATGTAAGTTTTCTTTCAGCTACTTCTTCAGAAGATACTCTAAATACAGTTTCTTTAAATCTACCCTCGGCTGCTCCATAAGTTGAGTTAACAAACCCCTCCATCATATTATTATAAGCAGTTGGGTCAGGATATTTAAAAGCAAACTCTCTAGATTTTTGCCTAATGTTTTGAGCAACTATTTGATCATATCTTTGATTTACAATATTAAGATAAACATCTCTTCGAATGCGACCATATTCCTCTGGAACCTTTAAAGCTATAGGATTCCCATCAGTATCAAATGTTTTAAATGATGAAGCATTTACAGCATAAGCTGCATTCTCAGCTTCTTCTCTACCTTTAGCAATAGCATCTTGTAATGCTATTTGTTGAAACTCATCAGCAACTGCACTTACTGTATTCCAAACATCTTGTGCGCCAGTATCAAAAGATCTAACTCCTATTGGAGATAAAGTAACATTTTGTTTTTGTTTAATAAAACTCATTACTAAACCCCTTTAAATCTCATATATGCACTGCCCATTTTACCTATAGCAGCAAACAAACCAGCACGTCTTGTGTTTGCAGCTTTTTCATATTGAACTAATGATGCAACAGTTCTGCTTTCTTTTTCAAGAAACTCTTGGGTTTGCATAACTGCAATGTTAGAACCAAAAGCTTTTTCTTGTGCATCTTTAAAAGCTTTTACATTTGTGTATTTTTCACCTTCTTGAAAAGCAAACATAGCCTCATTTACATTTACTGAAGCCTCATAGTTTCTTTGCAAAATATTTTGATCTTGAATAGCTTGAGCTTGAGCAACAATAGTTTCTATTTCCATTTGTTTAGCTTGATTCTCTTCTTGTTGAGCTTGCGCTCTAGAAGCTGCTAAAGTACCAAGTGCGCCTATTGCTCCAAATATAAGTGGAAGTGCCATTAAAATATTAACTCCGCTACCAAACCGTTAACTTGTAAATCAAGGGGCGCATCTTGCGTTATTGTTACTTGAGGATCTCGACTATAACCTAACAATCTAAACTCTTTCTTACCTGTTACTGGTTGAAGTTGTTGAGATAAATCATCAGTAACATTTCTAATTATTAAATCAGTATCATTTACTTTTACAGATAAAGTATCTTTTAAATCAAGAAAAGCAGCACCAACAGCTCTAGGTAAACTAGTTAACGGACCATTGCCAACCCCAGCATCAAGAGGATTTGTTTTTAATTCAACATTAAATTTTTTACCAATTTCAACAGATGTTAATGTTTTATCAACACCAGAGGCATCAATATTTCCAGATGCAACAGTAAACTGCCCAATAAAATTATTACCATTTATTACCTGAAGAACAGCACCATCATTAAAATCAGCAGAGACATCAAATACACCAGCCGTTCCAGTATAAGTTTTTGCCATATCAAGATTAAAGTTTTTGTTAAATTCACAAAGAACAATTTTTTTTGAACCATCACCAAGATCATATTCTACATTTGCAAAAACACGATCATCAATAGTAACAGTAGAATGAAAAACACCATCAGTAGTAAACTCAACCCAACCAGCGCGTTGCTCAGCTCGATTAGAATTAAACACAGCAAGAGTACCATCATTGTTTAAAACAAAAACATAACTCTCAGATCTTGATAAAGCTCCATACAAAGTATTCATTTCTATTGGTGTTTTAATTAAATGGGATGCCGTTGTTGATATTGGATTTGCTATATAAGCATTCTCGCCATCAGCAAAAATATATTCTCTAGCAATCTGCCCACCCTTTTGAACAAAAAGAGTAGCACCATCAATAAGTTGAGGCCTTATAAATCCAGAACCAAATGGTGTTTGTTTTTTAAGCTGAGCGTTAAGAGGTGTTAATGGTTGATTTTGAAATGCTGGAATATACATTTCAGCAGAAGCTGCAAAAACTTGAAGGTCTCTATTAGAAACAATATGACGTATTTGCTGAACTTCACCAACAGATGCTGATATTTGAATAGAATTATTATCTTCTGAATCACCAACATCAAAGTTAAAAAACTTACCAGATTTACTAAACCATATTGAGTCAGGTTGAGCTAATGTACCAGCAAATACTAATCTGTTCTCATGAAATGTAACAGCAGCAGGGAAGCCTCGAAGAGAAGAATATGACTGTTCATCCCAAGTTGTTGTTGGTGCATGAGTAGTAATTGTAGGTGTTCCCCCACCTAAAACAGAATCATTTGCAGCACCGCCAGCAGTAAATGTAAAAGCATCATCGCTAATAACAGTAGCAACAGTTCTAGCACCATTTATATTAGAGTTACTTATACCACCAATAGTATCAGCATCTGCAAAAGTAATTGAGTCACCAACTGATAAACCATGATTAACAAGCGTAACTTCAACAGCAGTAGACCCATTATTTGTTCTTAAAGAATTTGCAGTTAATCTTACAGTAAGAGCATCAAGAACATCACCAGTTGCAACGGTAGAGCTTTGAACATCATCAATCTCTATTTCATTACCATTATATCTTACAGTAATTCCAATATGTTTTGGTTGCGTAACATTATCAACAGTTCCAGTTTTAGTTGCGTCACCAACCCCAGTAGCTTGAAATACTTGGCCTACTGCATTTGAATGTGCGCCTACTGTAGTAAAGTCAGATGTGCCTAATGTTTTAACAATATACCAATTATTAACAACCATAGAGCCATCAGCAACATTCTCTACCTGAACAGTTCCTGTGTCCCAATACGCAGAACTTGTAGTAAGTGTAATATCATTACCGCTAGATGCTGAAGGATCTAAAGTCATACCAGCTGTTTGAAAAGGATAGTAAGGTTGATAAACTTCTTTGTTGTCAGACTTTTGATCAAAAGCAAAACTTTCAACCTGAAAGTTAGTAAGACTTGTTCGAACAACCATTTGAGCAATAAACAATTGATGGCAAATAAACATAACATCACCAGCTTGGGCAAATGTATATTCGTGTAAAAAGTCATCATCAAAAGGTAGAGCAGCACTTGCTATGTTTTGAGTAATTGTTTGTATTAAAGAAACATTGCCAGTTGATGGGCTAATTTGAAAAACTCTTAATTTAGCTTCTTCGATAGAAATAATATATTGTTCATCATCCGAAAATATAAATGGTGCTAATCTACATTGCTGAGTTTTAGATGTATTAATAGTAGTGTCATATTGATAAATAGCTTCAAGACCAGATCGTTTTAAAATACCACCTTCAGATCTTAGAAAAAAGTTTTCAACACGTTGAGCAGATTGGTTATAAAGCGGTGAATCTGTTCTTGATGTTAAGGATGGGCTTACCTCTCCAAATTGAAAATTTGTAAGCGGAACTCTTACTTTTCTCATTATGTTAGCCTATTAGTAATAAACCTGTTTGTAGCAAACTTTCTAGTTGTTTGCTGTTGTGAATCTAAGTTTCTAGCTTTAGCCATTTGAAATTGAGCTTGCTGACCCATAAGAGTTGCTAACTGTTGATCTCTTGCTAAACTTACAGAAAATACAGTTGCTAGTTCATACTCAACAGCTACAGTAAAATACGAAGGCCAATCTTGTTCTTCAGCTCTATAAGTATAATCAAGAACTAATACAGCTGTGCTATCAACATCACAGAATACTTTATCTCCATATATTTGATAATCAATAGGATTATCATTTTGAGTTACAGTATGTGTCATTAACCAACCGCTAGGTAATTGATAAGCAGCATCGTACCTACCAGTTGGGGCAGCTGTTAATCTATTCATTACAACTTGATTTGTAGAAAATCTCCACCGTGAATTAACCAAAGACGCTCTTGCTATATCCTCATACATATTAGAGGCTACAAGAGCCTCATTAGTATTATCATCAAAAGATGTAATTGGATCTGCACCAATTAATATTAATGCTCTACTGCAAACATCAATTGGAGAATTAGAAGGAGTGCTTGTTACTGCCATATAAAAACCTCAAAAGAAAGGTGGGGCCGAAGCCCCAACCTATTAGTCACCGTCAGTTTCTGCAACTGCTGTACCATCAGATACATCGACAACAGTTCCAGTATTTGACAATACTGTTACAAAATTTGTTGTTGGTGTATTAGTATCATGCACCACAACTAAATCACGAACAGCAAGCATGTTAGCTGCATCGTTAAAGTAACCTTCTGTGTTTACTGTAGCAATTGCATCAGTAGTTGTGTATCTCCACAAGCTACCATTTGAATCACCACCAATACGAGTTAGTCCACTTGCACTATAAGCCATTTTCTAACCCTCCTAGTTATTATCTAGCAGTTCGTAAACGCCGTTGTCATCAATAACAACTGAACCCATTGACATCATTGATGTCGCTAGGTGCGATACTTTTTCTGCTACATAGTTTACTTCAGTTTGAACATCTGAGTTCACACCAATACCTACTGCTCTCATGTGATAAGTAAAGTTCTTACCACCAGCAACAGCTGATGTTGAAAAGATCTTGAAGCCCAAGAACTCTTTCATTGTCATACCGCCAGCAAATGGTAGGTTTTGTGGTCCAACAAAGTCGCTAGAAGCAAACTCTGTAATGTTGAACAGATCTGCAAAACCAGCTGGGGACATAGCAATATAACGCTGTCCGTCTTCTGGAATATTAGCAGTACCAAATGTTTCAAAGGTAGAAAGAAGATCAGCTTTACTTACAGCAGAACCACCAGCACCTAACTGAGTTGAGTTAGCACCAGCATCCATAGCTGTTGTAATAAGTTCATCAGTCTTACGACCTAAGGCAGCAGCAGCAGATTCAGCAACAGCTTGACGCTCGTTGATGTTTGTTTTCAACTCGTCAAGTTTGTCGATGTACTCAGCAGCATAGAAGTCAGACATTGTTACTTCCACATTAGTATGTGCAAGTTCCATTGGCGTGACGTTGCCGTTTCTTGATTTAGTTGTTGCTGATCCAGTTCCTATTTTTTGGAATCGAGCAACATTGCCTGACACATTCGTGGAACGAATGGTATTACGCAGTTTAGAACCCATGCGCTGGTATGCAAGATGCACATCGGTTTCAAACTGTTTAATAAAGGCTTGGTCAATTGTATTAGCCATTTTACAGTTCCTAAGTTAAGTTACGTTTTGCATCTTGGGTGTCCGCTTAACATCCTCAACGAAGGTATCCTGTCGGGCTTCTCAGTGTATTACGGGCCTTGATGTTTTATCTGAAACACAATTTTTTGTAGGATTGCAACGCACAAAATCAACATATCGAATATTTTTCCAGTCACTAAAGCCAACAGGATGAAAGCCCAACCATACTGCCCAGTTCAACATTGACACATATTCTTCTGCTATTTGCATAGATAAATCATCATATGACTGATCTAAGAATGACATTAATAACTTAGACCCACGTGCTAATCCCTTAAAGTTTGTTGTGATATGTTTTGTAAATAATGCAAAGAGTTGTGGCGGCTCTTCAGAAAAGAACACACCACTTGCCATCATAATATTCCAGTTTTTATCTCTTACAACATAGACTTCAGAATCTTTTTGAAGATCACATAAAGCCTCAAAAATAGTAGGATAACCAAGATTTATTAACTCTCTTTCGGTTTCTGAATGCAATATAGAATATATTTCAGATATATGATGTTCATAAAAAGGGGTCATATAGTATGACCCACTTTGTAATATCTTTACTTCATCCATAAAGTTTCTTAAAACCTTCATCTACCTGTTTAACAAAATTCATATCACGTTTTGCTGGCGACCAATAACGCTCATCTCTCATCATTTCTTGAAGCTCAACCTCATTAAAATTAGAAGCAATACTACTTTGATCAATAACACTTGGGTCTTTCAAAGAGTTCATAATAGTCTCCAAAGCTATAATACCTTCGTGACTTTCACACATACGCTCAATTGCTGGCATAGCTTCTTCTGGAAAAAAATCATTAGCAAACAAACTAGCTGCTTGTATTCTTGCTTCAGAATTATCTCCTAATTGCTTTGCTTCCATTTCAAGATCAGGTTCAGAAGGTAATGCAGACATATACATCTCAAGACCTTTTTGAAACTCTTCATGTGTATATCCGTTTTCATGGCAATGATTTGCCCATTGTTTTAACAAATCACTTTCAGGTGCTTGCTCTTCATCAATAAAATCAGGCAGTTCATATTCACCAGCAGTTGCTGGAACACCTTCAGATGCTTGCTCATTTAACTCTTCCATTAAACGATTACGAACATCATCTTCTTTCTCACCAAGCTTTGATTCTAAAGCTTTGTAAGCTTTACCTAAATCAGCTGGGTCACTAAATTTTTCTGGCAACCATTCAGGCCGCTCAGATGTTTCTTCAGTAACACTATCAACAGTAGCTACCTCTTCATTAACTTCTTCAGTCTGTTCACTTACTTGATTTTCTTCCATTGTTTTTCACCTTATGTGCATGTGCCATACGATTTTCAATAAGACCAACAATATAACGCTGCCCTTCCATATGACGTAATTCTTCCGTTGTAACATTGGGACCATTTACCATTTCAATAGTAATCGATCTAAGATATTTTAATACTGCTTGTCCAGTTGCAGAACCAAACAATGTACCTACATTTTGGCTTATCTCTCGATCTTTTTCTTGTGGACGCTGTATCCCATCAACTCCCACATTAATTTTTTGACTCAAGCATTACTCCATAGGTTGTGGTGCTTGAGGCTGACTTTGCTGCATTTGCTGCATTAATGCAAGAATTTGTTCTCTTTCTTCTGCATCTCTTACTAAATTATCAGGAACACCAAACTTCTTAGCTAAGTATGCAGCTGTTTCTTCAGAGTTAATTAATACCTGCATTAACTCAGGGCCAAATGCACCTTGTGCCATTTCAAGAAACCTAGAAACAGAAGTAATGTCTTGATTAGCTTGAGCTTGTGCAAGTGGAGATACAGATCTAACTTTTACTTCTCTACCGTTTAAAGTAGGAACTTCAATGCGACCTTGCTTCTTTAAAATATAAATAACTCTTTGAAGAACAGGTTGAACTAACTCTACTTGCAATCTACCAAATGCAGATCCAATACGTCTTGATAAATCAGCCATACGTTCTGCAACTTCAGTAGCAGATGCTGGTGTTCGATTAGGATCACCAAGCATATCATTATACAAAGCACGTTTAATATTATTACGCATGTCGTTCAAAACAAGTTGAGCAACATCAAAACTACCAGCAGCATTAATTGGTTGCAATCCAGCTGACCCCATTGCTTTAGGAATAATAGTCCCTGGAACAAGATTGATTGTATCAGGGTTTACAACACCATCATCTTCCATTTGATAAATTCCAGAGATAGCCATCTGTGCATTCTCAAGTATTAATTCAACAGTAAGATTAGTTGTTTTGATTGCGCTTAGCGCATTAAAAAGTGGGCCTCTACCATAAACTTCACCAGCACATTTAGACCAGCGAAAACAAATAAATGGATTTGAACCAATACCATTCATCTCTCTTTTCATAATAAGAGACTTAGTTGTCATGCATATTGCATAATGAAAGTAAGCTTCTTCATTTTTCTTATCATAATTTTTACAAATTATTTCTAATACAGTTGTTGTTTGATCTGATTGATTATTAATCAAGCCTTGAAGATTATTATCAAATGTTCCTTTTGGATATAATAAAGGAAGCTGATCATATCTTATCTTTTTTCTTTCTCTAAATACATGATCAATAATATCATCAGGACCAGTATCTAATATAACATGTGGTAAAGGAATAGCAGAGAAACGTATAGGATTTATAGCATCTCCTTCTTCACATACTAAGATACCAGTACCAACTGCTAAGTCCATAAATGACTCATGCACTTCTTGAGCAAAGTTTGAGTTTTGTATTATCTCAAAGACGTATTCAGTTACTTCTTCAAGATCATTGTTAATACCATCGCGTTGTGCTTTTGGAACTTCTGACCCAGCTGTAAAATCAGCCCATCTAGCAAAATTAGGAACAAGACCTGATTGTAATCTAGAAGCAAACTCTTGAACACCAACTACAGCAGTCTCATCAAAAATCTTATCATCGCGTCTTTGACCAGATACCTCATAGTAAAATGACTCACGTTGAGGAAGAGCATACTCATAACATTCTTCGAAAACGTCAACAAAGTTTGTACGCTTTGCTTTTGCTTTTTCGTATCTCTTAAGATACTCTTTTGCTATAGGGTCTTCTATCATTATGAAAACCTAGTGTAATATCCAGCACCACTCCCAGAAGATGTTATTAAACTTCTTCTTGAGCCAGTGCCTGTTCCAATAGTAGACTGAGCAGATCTAAGACCAGTACCTGTCAATGAAGCTCCACCACCAACTAACTGACCTAATTCAGATTGGCGCATAGCTTGACCTTTTTGTTTAGCAGCTGCACTAAGTTGCTTTTGTCTTTCAGCTTCAAGCTGCTCTTGTCTTAATCTTTCTTTTTCAGCAGCAGCTGCTGCTTTAGCAGCTTCAGCAGCTTCTTGCTGTCTTTTTTGACTTTCAGTTATTTCTGGTTGTCTTTTACTTCTAAAGCACATGATAAACTCCTTTGTTTATGCAAAAACATTTTTATTTAATATTTGCAACGCACAATTATAATCTAGCCCAAAGTCCCTGTCTTCTATTTCTTGATTGCTTTTTATTAAATACATCAAAGTTTCTATTAGCTACTATAGGTTTAGATGGCTTTTGGTTATTAAGTAAAGCCCTACCTTCACCAGCACCTAACATCATATATTGTAATGCATCATGGATATGAGAGTACATATTTTTATCAGGCTTATCAGCATAACGTTCACCAGATACTTCCATACGTTTATACTGATAGCCGCCCTCAAAACCTTTAATAAGTTGTTGACACCTTCGATCAATTAAAAATGCTGGCTTGCCCTCGACCATCTTTGTTAGCTGGGAAGAGACAGCTTCCAATCGAAGATCTACAGAGTTCGAAGGGGCTGGGAATGCCCTCAAGCCAGCACCACGCAGAATGTGAAAGGGAGTTGATTCATCGGTCTGCGCTCTAAAGTCCCCAGCAGGATCGCCGTATATATACACCTCAGATGCTTGAGAAAATCGGGAGGAGATCTCCTCACGCAATACTTCAGCAAACCTAACAATCCCCATATCAAAGGCCACTATCTCCGACTGGACGAGCCAGCGACCCCTGATCTTTTGTCCAAGAGTAGCCGCTGGGGTAAGTCCAAAGTCCAAGCCAACATACAACGGTGCGCCAGCCGCGACCGCTATTTCTTCTTTGGCTATGTGTACTTCTTGTGCAAACATTGGATATATCGGCTTTCCATCTTGGATTGATCCCAACCTATTCATAACATAGACATCAATCCAGCTTTTTGTTTTACCTCGAATTAAATTGTCATAATAGTTATCAAGCATATGCTTTTTGTTTTCAGCAGTTTTATTTGGCTTGTAATTAACTATCTCACCATCTTCATCACGCTCTTCGAGCATCCCAGATGGTTGTGTAAAGAACTCCCAGTTGTCAGGCTTAACTAACATCTTAGCTTGTTCTCTTGGAATATGATCAGGGATTGGTACTTCACCAGACATAATAGGCCACCAGTGATCTTCTTCTGGTGCGTTCGTATCTGCTATAACACCACTCCAACTAGGCCCACCATCACGCATAGAAGGATAACGACCAACACGCATGGTACAAGCATCAATGATAGACTTTGGAATTTCTCTCGCTTCATTAATCCATATCCCTGTTAATTCTAATGATAATAATTTCTTAACATCCTCTGGTCTATCTAAGGCTAAGAAGATAACCTCTAGTTCGACCTCACCTTTTTTGATGTTGTGGGTGTAGGGGACTGACCAAGTAAACTTTCCCCAGTCGTTTTCTGGGAACCAGTCAAGCCATGTTTTAATAGTTGTAGTTCGTAGCTGTGGGTTTGTGTTTCGTATAATAGCCCATCGTGATTTTCGTTTTCCGTCTGGTGCTTTCTTTTGTTCCAAAGCTCTACGAAATACTTCAACGCAACACCCCACTGATTTGCCAGATCCTACTGGGCCTCGAATGCCACGAAAGAAAGTATTATCTTTCATAAAGCTTTTAAGAATGTCACCATCTGGTTTGTATTTAAAATTGACCACTAGCGCAGCCCCTTATCAACCCCAGACCTAATCATCTTCTCGACTGCCTCTGGCCCAATGTTTTCTATCACATTGTCTAGCATTTTGTTTGTCACAAAAGACTTACCATGTTTCTTATCAAAGTATTGAAAGTGTACCTTCTTAACAATCCTTCGAAGCATAGTAAGTTCTTCTGACTTTAAGGTATTTACAAAGCTCACTCTTCCCAAGCCTCATTAACATCAGGCGTAGAAGGATCGTCTGCTTTTAAAGTACCGTCTTTATTTCTAGCACGTTTCTTTTTCTTAGGTTGTTCATTAGTCCACTCTAATCTTCGAGAGTCTAATGTTCTTGTTTTACCTGTGTATGTTTTACCAGCAAGTTCATGGGTTTCCCCATCATATAACTCTCCAGTGCTTGCAATCATCCAGCCCATAATTAACTCCTATATTGTTTTACTTTCCTAGCAATCTTTTTCGGTTGAGCCACAAACTGCTTACCCTTAGCCTTACCCTTTCGTTTAGCTCTGGTTGTAGCTGCATATTCAGCATCACTAAGAGCAGCAATAGCCGCGCTAGGTAAGTACCGTTCACCTGTCTCACTAGACTTCTTCCCAGACTTGGTGCGCCACTTCTGCTTGCCCCAGTTTAGTAATGATCGTTGTGACTTCTTCATTACATTTTTCTTATTAATCTAGGTTTAGAGCTATACTCCATTGGCATTTTAATACTGCCTCCACCACCTCTGCCTTTTAACTTGCCAATTAAACTTCTTACATTTTTTAATTTGCTTATTAATTTTTTCTCTCTTCTTCTAGATTTTTCTTTTTCTTTATCACTAGGTGTGTCTCTTATAGGATGATCTTCTGTATTAAGTTCTTGAAAAAGTTGTTCTCTATCTATTTTATCAAGAATATTTTCTCGCATATTTAATAAAGATTTAATGCTATGTTTTCTGCCAACTCTTGTAGGCCGACCTTGAGGTTTTTTATTACCTCTGTGAGTTTTTGTATGGGGCATTATTTATATCCTCCACCGCGCTTTTTATATTCTTTAGCAAGCAACTGCGCCTTTCGAGCAGACCACTGACCAGCAGCCGTACCATGTGTAGCCCTTGCTTTTATTCTACGAAACAAAGTCGCCCTCATCTTGGGCTTAGTGTAATTACCTGCTGCGTTTACTGCCATTATGGAAACTTTCCTTCATCTGGATCTGGCATATCAAAAAGCATTTGCTCTAACTTTTTCATTCTTTCTCGAAGACTTCTTTCTTCTTTAGACATGCTGCCAGAAAAACCTCTCTTATTTTTACCAGTTATATTTCTCATAAACAAAGTTTTCTTAGATGCTTTTGGCCTAACACCCTCAGAGTTAAGCCCAAGCTTTTTATAAATGCTTTGAAGCTCTGCATTTATTTCTTTTCGACTAGCCATTCTTAGACTTAGCTTTCAGTATCTTTCTTTTCAAAGCTGGCGGCAATGTCTTCTGCTTTGCAGTTAACATGTTTTTCTTTTTCTTAGATGGTCTTCCAACTTGTGATCCGTATGTTCCTTTACCCATAGGCATTATGCTTTTCCTTTCTTAGCTTTGTTTCTTCGACTTATCGCTCTGGCCTTTGCCCTTGCGTCCGCTTTGCTTGAGGCTCCCCACGCTTTTAGGCTGAGAAGAAGACGCGTTGGTTTTCCCTTCTCGTCTCTTTCTGGCCCCCTTGCCGCTCCCATCCTTGCTAGGAAGCTTGCCCTTCGAGGGTTGTCTCCGCTCCTTACTGGTGGCTTTAGGTTTGACCCCTGCGCTCTTGCGCTTGCTCGACCCTTTGCGTTCAGTCCCCCCTTCGGGTTCTGCCCCTCTTTCCTCTGCCAAGCTGGAGTTCGCATTCCATAACCTCTTTATCCATCTAAACATAATCGACCCTTACAGTAAAAAAATATTATTTCAAACGCACAAAATACCTTTTTGAAAAAAAATGATTGGGATAGACCTAGCAACGTTTCAAGCCGTTGAGTTTTGACCCACCCCCCTCTCGTATTGCTATGCACCTGCAAGGAACCTTCCAGCAAAAGCTACGTCAAGTCAATTGATATGTGTATGTCCCCAGCGACCTGTACTTGGGATCGATCGATCGGTTTGAATCCAGCACGGTCAAGGATATCCTTAGACGCCTCTAGTTGGACATACTCACTTTTTGCTCCAACCGCTAGTCTCATTACCCTTGCAGCCGCAACCGTAGCATTCATACCCAATTGATCACTAACACACTGCATCATGTACTGTTGCACATGAGGTTGCTTTAGAGCCTTGCTAGCAGTGACTCTACCAGACTCACCTTCTGCATAACCTGCTTCTTTAGCGGCCTCAGTGATAGAGCAACCTCTTGCTACGAGTGTATCAACCAGAGCAGTTTGTTTTGGTGTTAATCTCTTATTAATAAGTTCAGACATTGTGTACCTTCGTTAGCCCCCCTCTCCCTCTCTCCCCCCATTACGACACCAAAACATCATGCTCTGTCAAGTAATGACGTTACGTCACACTTGTAGTGACGTAGGGTCATTGCCGATTTAGGTGATTGACACCTAACTCGCCAAGTGTCTGCACACTCTACACTCCCTAAGGAGTGCAGACACGATGATCCCTTCGATGGGTCTATCCCATCTATATCTAGCTTGGGCGGCTCGATGGGGGGGCGACCTTGCTTGGGCAAGGCTCGCTTGTCCCATCGGCCACCGTAGTAAGCTATAGTGACAAGGGATAGACACACTCAGTGATCATATATCTATCTCTTACACACAATCTTATAATGGTAACTTCCAGTTGGGCTTACGTATCAGATTAATGCAAGGACGATCCGTTCGTTACGTCATACAAGATGACGTTACGAGCCGTTCGCCAGCGCGGCTGGTCGTCAAGCGATCCTTGCATTAATCAGATTCGTAGCCAGTCCTATACTTGTACATGAAGAATGTATGTAAAACATAGACAAGATATAGGAGAATAAAATGTCTAAGATAATAAATGCATTAACTAAACTATCACTTGATACTGAAGTATACAACTCATATGAAGACAAGTGGGAACATAAAGACCAGATGGATTTCCCACGAAAGATACTGATCGAAGCCTTCTTGGATAAACTCTACTGGTTGACCAAAGGAAAGAACAGTAGCACTAGACCATCTGGTAGCGAAGCCTATGTAACTCAGCAAAAAGCTAGAGTGAAGTACGCACAAGAAACGTACAGAGGTGATGAGATCTCAGAGATCAGGCTTCGCGGCGCGATAGCGAACTGTCAAGCAGCATCTGATAAGCACGAAGTGCTTTCGCAGATGCAGACACAGCTACACACCTTCTATCTAGAAACATACGGAGAAGATTACTTACCGTATGGTTCAGCCAAGGGTTCAAATGTACCCGTATCAGCTGAGTCAGACATACCGACTGACATCCAACAGCAGCTTGAAGCTCTGGGCATGGCTGAACCAGCTAACGAGCCTACGGAACAGAAGAAGAAGAAAGCTTGATAACTAACAAGGGTAGAGTCACACGGCTCTACCCTTTTTTTACGCTAGTAAAAATAGAGCGCCATGCTATTCCTCGCAAGCTCGGGCATGGTCGCAGTCGGAGATTGCACCTTCGGTTGGGGGTGTTATGTGTGGGTTTTGCCCCTGACTTTCAGGGCAAAATCAAAAACTTGTAGATCAATAAAAGGAGAACGAAATGTCAAACATACTAACTGAAAGAGAATCACGATTAGCAGTTGTGCTATTTGAGATGCTAAAACCACAAATCGAAAAGATGATTGATGACAAGCTTGATGGCTTCAAAGAGTCTGAAATAAATGACTCATCAAGTTTTGATATCGGAGAATACACTTCAGAGATCAATGACATGATTGAAGATTATGTTCGATACAATATCACTATCACTTCAACAATAGACTAAGGAGAACGCAATGATAATTACATACAACAAAAAGAAATATCCTGACATGACAACACATCAGATGATGGGTTGGGGTGGATTCATTCCGCTTTGGATAACTGAATGGAACTTAAGGCGCACTTGCTTTGCCATTCAAGAAACTTTGTTTGATCATCTTCATACTCAGTACGAAGCTCGTTCTGGTATGGGGATAAAAGGTAGAGAAATAACTGGTGAGCTAGATGACAAAGGTATTCTTCGTCATCCAGAAGACCCACCCATGTATCCATTTATGACATGGGATACTGAAGAAGGTTCAGTTTACTTCTATCCTTATTCAGTAATGGGTATTCCACTTGAGCGACCAAGCATTACTACTGGTCAAACACATTATGTAACGAGGATGGACTAATGGGTAGATCAACACCTAAATTTACACGCAGAGACTTTGAGTTTATTGCTGACCACATCATGCCTTACATGAGTTGGGCTACTGGCATTGAGCAAGTAGCCAATGAACTCAAGCGCACCAATCCAAATTTTGATTGGGACAAATTCGTAGATCGTGCTACCAAGAACTGGGAAGAAGAACATTTACGAGGTCAGGAGAACTTATATGACGACATCCCATACTAAACTTTGTAAGGAATGTGGTGGTGATGGGTACATCGAGTATGATGTACCCAAACCTCACGGATTTGACAGAGATGTTGGATACATAGATAGTGCTACCGAAGTATGCCCTGAGTGTCAGGGTCTTGGTATTGCATATGAAGAAGAGGATATTAGTTTCTAATTGCCCAACACAAGGTTGTCTCACAACTACAATGCTATGATAGATATGTTAGTAGCAGCGAGACATGAACAGAGATTAAGCCAGCCACAGCTGGCAAATATCATAGGCTGTACCGAATCTTTGATTCACAAATGGGAGCAGCACAAGAGAGTACCGTCTGGTTTCTTTCTTATGTGTTGGTTAGAGGCATTAGGATATGACATCGAAGTCACGAAAAAAGAAGACAACAATAACGTGCGTCAGTTGCGAAAGTAAAACGGAATGGTTTGTTGCTATACTAAAAAACAATAGTGAAAGAACAATGGAGAAGCATTGGTATGTGTGTCTCCATTGCTATGAGGAGGACAGATGGCAAATCGTAACAAGTCAAAAGGAACATACCACGAAAAATGGTTTGTCGATTGGCTCAACAAAATCAAGGCGCAGATCAAAGCGAAACGCGTCCCCCTCTCAGGAAGTTTGGGAGGCGAGTATTCAGGGGACATCCACCTCGACATCAATGGACAACGATTGGTAGGTGAGGTAAAGTATAGGGATACATCTAATTTCCCTAGCCCCTTCAAAGTATTAGAAGGCAGGGACATTGCCTTTTATAAAAGACGGAGAGGAACTCCGCAAACGTTGGTCATCATGACTGGCAATCAATTTAAACAACTAATGGAGAACAACAATGGAATCTCAAAACAAACTAATCAAGAAACATCTTGAAGATGGTCACACCATCACAGCAATCGAAGCATTAGAAATGTTTAAATGCTTTCGTTTGGCATCAAGAATATCTGATCTCAAGCAAGCTGGTTGTGTTATCGACAGTCAATTCATCGAAGTCGAGAGCGGAAAGAAAGTCAAAGAGTATTGGATTGCACAATGAAATCATTAGGTCGTGCTGTAGAAGATAGTGTGTGGTCTCAAAGCTTGAGCCGCACACCACATGAGATCTATGCAAAAGATAGAGAGAAACAAAGAGAGAGCAGAATGCACTGGACTCCTGACACTCTCAAAATTATGGCCGAGCGTATCCTCGAACGCAAACCAGTTGGTCATAATTATCTTTGGGGTCGAGAAGCTATTGAAATGATTAATAAAAATCTAATCATGGAAAGCGATCTCGAGCCCCATCGAAGAGCATATGCCAAATCACTACGTGAGACTTACAGTGGTGATACAGCTGACATCATGCTGCTCGAACTCATGACTCAGCATGAAAAAGTAAAAGAAATGACGTAACGTCACAAACTGTTACCCTATCGTTTGTGGTAGGGTAACAAAACAAAAATAATAAATGGAGAACGTAACATGGAACGCAAAGGTTTCATTGGTGGTAGTGACTGCACCAAAATTATGGAAGGCCATTGGCTAGAACTATGGAAGGTAAAGACAGGTCGTGAAGAACCAGAGTCTTTACTACGCAACTTACCTGTTCAGCTTGGTAATCATACTGAGAACTTCAATCTTAAATGGTTTGCAATGCATGAAGCAAAAGCTGTTGTTGCACATCAACGTGAGTTTACTGGGACTATTGGAACAGTGCCAGTCAAAGCTACAATCGATGGTGCTATACAAGGTGAAAGAAATATTATTGAAGCCAAGCACACCAATAACTTTTATAACATGGACAAGATGTTGGACAGATACATGCCACAGATACAGTTGTACTGTCACATGGCAAAGGCAGAGGGTGTCTATCTGTCTGTAATATTTGGTAATAGTAACTGGGAGTGTGTGCATGTCGCATATGACGAAGAGTATTTCAATTCTATGTGGGCAGTGGTGTCTGACTTCTGGGGTTACGTTGTACGCGATGAGGAGCCAGTTGATATCAACACACCAAACATCTCAAGAGTATCAATTGCGTTGGACGATATGGTCACACGAGATGCATCAACCGACAACCAATTCGTTGACGCAGCCGTTACCTACATCCACGGATACGAACAAAACAGAGTCTTCAAGAATGCTGAGAAAGATCTCAAGCAAATGGTCGGTGATAACGAACGAGAAGTTTTCTGCGACCAACTCACCGTCAAGCGTGACAAGCGCGGACATCTTAGAATAACAAGGAGAACCAAATGACTACAAAAACTAAAACAAATATTATCAAGCTGCTCATGGATGCACGTGCAGCAATACAGCCTATCAAAAAGAGCGGTACTAATCCACACTTCAGAAGCAAGTACGCTACGCTCGAAGGTGTGATCGAAGCAGTCACTGAGCCACTAGCAAAGCATGGCTTTCTATTGATCCATCGATCAACACAAAACGAGCATGGCATGACCATCACAACAGAGCTTGTGCATGAGTCAGGCGAAAGCTTTGTTACTGCAATACCTCTTGTGCTAGGCAAGAATGATATGCAAGGATTGGGTAGTGCAATTACATATGCACGACGCTATGGCATCATGTCTCTTCTAAACCTCCCTGCGGAAGACGATGATGGTAACCAAGCATCAAAGGGTGCGGCACCGAACCCCACAAATTCGGGTGACGCACCCCGACCCAAAACAATAAACGCAAGTAATACAAATTGGTAATTCTTGGGGATAATCCTATGATGCTATAATAACCTGATCGAGGGGCAGGTTCCCCAAGAACCCCTCACCAACACTAAACAAAAGGAGTCAGAAGCTTGACAGAATATGATAACAACAATAGTGGTGTTGCATTCCCACCTTTCGAAGACATGAAAATGATATTGCAAGGCAAAGTAAATGTAGAGGGTCGTGATTCTAAGTGCGTGGTTGTACGCAGAGTCACACAGTCTGGCATGGAAGTCATGGAAGTGTACGAGAAAGTTGGTGTTATGTTTAAAAACGACAACGCCAAAGAGAACGCACCAGATTACACTGGTAAAGTCTATGACACAGCAGACAAGCAAATGCCTTGGACTGCACCATATACAGACAAACGACTGGCAGCATGGAGAAGAATGAAAGATGGCAAGCCTTACATGTCATTCGTTTTATCTGATCCACAAAATAAAAATGATGAACAGTCAAATAATTCCTTGCCTGTTGATGAGATACCGTTTTAATTAGAGGCACGTTCTCCAAGAGAGTGCGCTCACACTGCTCAACATGCCTGTTAGCCTCGCTGCTCTCTTGTTACTTGCCAGCCCTTTGGGGCTGGCCTTTTTTTGGAGTAATTAAACTATGGATTTAACAGACGAAACAAAAGAATTAATACGTGAAGAAGTATATGAGTATCTTAAAAATGAACCAATAAGATTCTCTGAAGAATACACAGAAAATATTCAATCATCTATTGAAGACTACTTCATGTATATAAAACAAGTATTAGAAGATGAACATTCTACACTTGAATCATTAGAAATAAGTAACGCAGCAATGACTATGCAAGCTATGTATTTACTTGTGTCATGTTGTTTAGAAGAAATATTACCAAGAGTTTATTTAAAACCAGAATGGTTGCGAAGCGAAGGCTGGGAAGAATTTATAAAAAAAGCTAAAAAAGGAAAATAAAAATGTCACCACTAGAACAAATGATAGCAGATGCTAAAGTATGCAACGATAAGTTGTATAAAATAGAGGGTAAAATGAATGTACACAAAAGGCGCGGCAAACTATCGAGCGGAAGTAAGCCGAAGCAGACACCACGATCTGCCACGTTTGGTGAGGGATGGCGCAACAGCCCCCTCACTGAACGAGAGATTGATGATATAAAATATTTTCTAAGCAAAGACTGGTGCGTAGGATCTACAGCAAAGATTGTAGGTGTCAGCATGAGTACAGTAAAGAAGTACATGTAATGGAGTTCTTCTATACGCTATTGGTTATTGGTTACGAAGTAGCAGAAAATCCAACACATGTAATAGTTGTTTTTGATGACTATGATTCTTGTCAGCAATCACTAGTCATAGCAGATCCTCTGTACAATTACATAGATGCATACGAGATGTACTGCATAGAAAGTGACGTAACGTCACGAATTATTATGCCAAAGCCTAGACCGAAAGCTCAAAGTGAGGCGCATCAATAAACGGACGTCTACCTTGTGACCTTCGAAGATCGATGTATTCATTCATTGCATCTTCCATTGTGCCTTCGTATTCACCGATTGAGTTGATGTGCCAAGCAGCACCCCAACGCACATGAATGCCAAGATCATTTGCCGCTTGCTTGATGGCATCCGCAATATCATCGTAGAGATTAAGTTCCCAAGATACTCTTGATCCTACGTAAGCTACTGTATCTATTGCAATTCCTTCGAGGTGTTTGCTTTTCATGGTTTGAGATGCACCCTTGTCTACAAGCTGACGCTGTTGCTCCATTGTTCGAAGACCACCCAAGTGTGGTATTCCAAAGTCAACCTTGGTGATACCAATTGCATACTTTGCAATAGCTACCATGTTTTCATCAACACCTTCGAGGCGATCTAAACTTCTTTGACTTAACTTGAATGTCATTTCTTTAGTCCTTTCATTGTACGAATACCAAAGCTTGCAGCTATTGAAGCATACATAGCCCAGCTAAACCACTGAGGCGCAGCCTGAAGATTCTCAAAGCCCTGCTTCATGTATGGTTGTAGCCAAGGTACGAAGCTACCTAACACGATTGCGATAAAGCATAATGTCCATGCTTCGTCTTTCCAGCTATCTGCGCTGGCCTCTATAGCAGCTTGCTCCCAGCTAATTTCACCAGTAGCAATCTTCATTTTAGTTTCAGCTTCAGCAGCTTTGACCTTTGCTTTGCTGTCAATAAATGTTGTAGCTAAGTTTGCTACGCTGGAAAGTATTCCAATCATGACGCACCCCTATCTGTTTTTGCTTCTTTGTTCATCCATATTCCAAAGCAACCAGTAAGCGCACCCATGCAAACAGATACTAAACCAGCAGCTTGTGTAATGTTAGGAAAATCAGGTGGCAAAGACATGTACCAATGCACCGCTTGATAAGTAAGAATAGTAACTACTAACATCATCAACCTAGGAAAAATTTTATAATCATCAATTATTGTCGAGGCCATTGGAATATTCCTTTGCTATTCTTCTGTCACTTGTTTGTATAACTAGCTTTCCGTCATCTGTATATACTACGAACCTATTGTATTTAATCTCTACTAACTTCACAGTTTATCTAAAATAACTTCTTATGTCTAACCACCCCATATAATGCAGATATAGCGTAGAGCCAACAACAGAGGCTGTGATAAGCAAAACTATTCCAGCTATGGTCAACATCATCTCTTGTCTTTCCTGTGCCTCACGCCTCATCCTAGCCTCTAGTTCACGCTTT